CTCTGCTGGGACAAACATCGAGACCTGACGGCAGAGACTTGGGTCATAATAGACTTTCTTGAATGCCGATCCTGAAATCGGCAGGTTCCAGAGAAGCCTTTCATGCTCTTGACGATACTCAACCATATTCTCAGTTAATTCATAGTTCATGTCTTCAGCAACACGAGCAGCAGCCTCTTCCTTCTCAGCGGTGACCATTCCAATAATCTTTGTCTTTACTGGACCTGACGCAGGGAATGTCTCGATAATTGTCTCTGACTGAAACTTAACTACAGACTCTGCTAAGATTGGATGAAACACGCCACAAGCCCCATCCCAAGGCTCTGTACGGTCTTCTATCTTCAATCCCAATAGCTCTAGACCTTCTTTATATGTTCTTTCCCATTCTTTTCTGGAGCTAACGTCTGTACGAATGTCGTCTAATATTTCTGATGAAATAGATTCCAGATCTGCCTCTGGAATTACCTCTGCAAGATTGTCATCGAATGATTCAACATTAATTTCTACAATAACACTGCCATCATCTTCTACTGGTAACTCATACTCAACAGCCTCTTCTTCTGTAGAATCTAGTCCTACCGGCAGGTTATATAATGATTTACTAATCGCCATGATTTATCTTCCTATTTTTTGACTGGTGGATAAAGTCTTTAACTTCGTCTGTAGACGGAGGGTCATACATTGGCATTTTCTGCTTTGCCAGTTCTAATAAATACTTATTTGTCCTTCTTAGCTTCTGTTGTCTGCGTAACCATTTTGCTGGGTCTTCTAGGAATCTTTTTATTCCATAAAGATGCCACAATAGATACCCTCTGACCGTCCCTATGTCCAAGAGGTCTTTTGGTTCTAGAGATATTTTTACCCACTTAGTAATACGCTGCCTTCTTTGGAATAAACATTTTATCTTCCTCATCTGAGGAGAGATGAATAAAGCCGCCTCGTCTAAATCTGAGCAATGCTTGGGTGGTTGAATCAACCAAGTCATCATGGTCCCCATTAGGAAAGGAAGCTACTTCCTCTACCAATTCATCTGCCCATCTTGTATCTGGTCGCCATACCATTCCTGACGCAAATAGATCTGACACTGCGTTTACACGCGCTATCTTATCTGACCCTTTCCCCGGTGTATATTCCGAAACAGGCAGACCTGCCTTTCTCAGCTCATATATTAACGGCGCACCCGCTGCTTTCTTCTCCACCAAGAGGGTGTCAGGGTTCCATTCTTTCCACAGATCATAGGCTGTACGCTTGAGTTCTGGGAACTCCATACGCTCTTTAAACGCATCAAGCACGATAATATTAGCTTGTTCAATTCCGTCTATTTCCCTATAGAAGACTCCCCATGTTGTACATGCGGAATAATCTGCCCTGTTGGTTTTCTCGAATGCGGTATCCCAAGACTGGATAATGTAGTCAACCTCTGGGGGTTTCTCTCTATCCCAGATCTTCCACATCTCCCGCTTGATGATAGCCCCACCCTCTGAGGTGGGGTTCTGCTGGTACTGCGCTTCCCACTTAGCTACTGGGAGTTCTGCCTTGATAGCCTCTAGTTCTGTTTGCTTCCAGAACTCAGCCCACAAGGGCTTGCCGCTAGGAAGAAGAGCGGGTAGCTCTATAACCTCCCAGTCTTCCAAGTCTCTCTTGATGGCATTGTTAAGGATCTGACCTGTTAAATCTCTTTTGCTCCATCGAGTCATGACGACCACTATTGCCCCCCCGGGCTGCAGGCGCTGTCTAGGACCAGATGAATACCACTCGAATACCCGATCATACACCTGCGGGGTTCCTTGCATTGCTTCCTGTTCTGAATGAGGGTCATCGATGATAAGGACATCTGCCCCTTTACCTGTTACCGCACCCCCAACCCCAATAGCAAAATAATCCCCGCCTTTGTTTGTATTCCAGCGACCGGCTGCTTTGCTGTCCGACTGGAGCTTGGTCGAGAAGACCTCTTGATAATCAGCAGACCCTACCAAGTTTCTGACCTTCCGACCAAACCCCACGGCGAGTTCTGCGGTATGGGCTGTTTGGATGATCTTCTTTTCTGGGTACAAACCCAGAAACCAAGAAGGAAATAGAAAGGAAGCAAATTCAGACTTTGTATGACGAGGCGGCATGTTGATGATCAGCCGCTTGAGTTCTCCTCTTGCGACTCTTTCAAAGGCATCTGCCATGATCTGATGATGCTTTCCGGGGATGAATGCTCCCCACATCTGGCGGACAAAGGGCAGGAAGTTCTGCCTGCAGCGTTCTTTCTTATCTGCCTTGAATAGCTGATCTATCTTCTCTATGTCCGGGGAACCAGCAGGCAGGGTATCAAGGATACTCAGGTAACCAGTGATCTCTTCTCTGGTCAGGAGGTCACTCATGTTCCACACTCTTTCATATAGACAACATCTCGTCCAATGATGGGGCTATTCTGATTGTCCTGAACTTATGGGGCTTCATGTTAATTCGCCCCTCTTGCTCTAGGATGTGGATATGTCTGTGGATATTTGACCTAGACTTTAGACCCAGACCAGATGCGATATCCTGCAGGGATGGAGCAAAGCCCTTGGTCTTTATAAAGGACTGGACGAACTCTAGAATCTCTAGCTGCTTGTTTGTCATTTGAATCTTGGTCCTGTTATCCATCCTACTAGGCTGTACCTTGTGCCTTTTGTTACTGGCTGTACGCTGTGTAGAGCGGTACTAGGAAAGGCTATTGCCATCCCCGTTGTCTTGGGCATGACTAGGTCAGACCCATAATTAACCACTAAGTTACCACCTTCATAGTCCTCACCAAGCTGGACGGAGATGGAGAGCTTCCTGATGCGCCCATGATAGATGCAGTCCATATGGGTATCATATCTACCACCTACCTCGTACTGGGTGAACTGGAGATCTTCGGCGAAGCCAAACAGATCGAACCCAAAGAACCTATCATTAAGCCCTTGAGCTGCAGAACTCAGCCTCTTATAGACCCATTCTCCCCCAGAGGGAGAAATGAAACTTGTAAGGCATTCTCTAATCTCATGAGATTCAGACTCTCCATTAGCAGCCAATACCAACGCCTCTTTTAAGTCCTTCTGCCCTATTTGAATGATCTCCTTACATTCTTCAGGAGAGAACACCTCTACACAGGCAAAGGGTTCTATAGCGTCAGTTATAAACGGATAGCTCAAACTGAGGTAAAGACCATGTTGATAGTCCCGCCACCCTCAAAGCCGTTCCAAGGAACTATCTCTGCCCCTCCATTCCCATTCTGGACAAACTGATGACCATTAACATCACCGGTCAATTCAATGCTCTGGTCTTCCATCCAGCCGCGATCAATATAGACTCCTGCATCTGGTCCAAAGTTAACCCCGCCCTGCATGTAGAACTCATTAGGGATTATCCAGAACCTCAATGCGTCAGCATTGTTAGGGTCTTGAGTAGACCAATTGAAGTTACCTTGAGGAGGTATTACCCCAACAACACCTACATCGTTGTTAACAACGTCTATGTTGTACTCAGTCAGGTTGTGTATATGAAGCTCTACAGTCCATGTCATGCTATGTACTCCAGTTAGATGTAAGTCCGTCTATAACGCTTGGGTGCTGCACTATCAACGATACAACATACTTCGTCCTAACGTCCATATACAAAGGAAGCAGGTGCTGCATCTCTACCTCGTTAGGTATACGAGGCTCCCAGAACGCCTTAATGCCCTCATACGGTCTTTCTAGGTCAAACTTAAACCGTACCGAGAAGTCATCCAAGTTAAATGTCCTTTCCATTAGCAGCTCACTGGTCTAAACGGACCCTCTACTGTGGTCTCCCAGCAACACATACCACCCCTGCCATCAGGAACACATACAAAGGCTCCTGCATCAGCCATTACCATTCCTGTGTATATACCTACCCCTACCAACAGCGCAATCAATAGTCTCTTCATATCAGCCTCCATACCCCATATGGGTATTACATATACGCTACAGTTGTAGCTTCTATGCCATCTTAGTGAGAACAAGTGTTCGTGTCAAGCCACTGAAAAATATAATATACCCCCCCCTACGGAGATGAGAACAAATGTTCGTAAGAGATAAAAAATAGAGAATAGAAGGAGTGGATCATAGCGTATAGACGGAGGGGAGTCCCTGCTCACCACAGGCTCATACCACCACCGTGGGGTCGGAGAATGGCTCTGTTGCTCGTTCTACAGGTCATCATCGTTTAAACAGACTGCGTCTTCAGCGATGATCTCTACTGTCTTCATTGGTCTGACGTTGTCTAACAATACTAGATGACTGCGTAGTTCCCTCTTCAGTTGCTCAGTACTAATGGCTTCTGTCTTGGTCTCTACCTTGTCTGTGAACATTCCAATCGCTCTGCCCATTAGTTCTAATGCTCTCAGCTTCTCAGTGGCTGTCTTGGCATTACTAGCATGACCGTGTAACTCTTCGAGTATGAATCTCCGGGTCTTCACTGAATCCTCTACAACCCGCTCGGCGATTGAGTCTGTGAACGACTCTAGTAGCATACTGATTCTGTTGTCTCGTGCCAGCCGACTTGCATTGATGCTGATCACATTCCGATTCGTTGTTCGCACGTTGTATGCCTTTATATAAGCCTCTGTCTGGTTCATGCCTGCGGCTAGATGTTCTGCGAATGCCCGTTGGTTTGCGGTGAGTCTAGTGAGCGGCTTCTTAATGCTGACGGGGGTTGAACTAGAATCCTTTTCTTTCTCTACCTTCTTATGTCTCTTCTTGTTTACTCTTACATCGGTTTGCTGTTCTGCTTCGCATTGAAGAGCGCCTCCTCCTTCGATGCAACTGTCATCATCGGTCAATCTAATAGCACCTGATTCAGTCATTCTTATTTGTTCTGGGCTGGTCATTATCGTGTCCTTATTGATAGTCATTGGCTCGTATTGCCATGCTTGCATACTCATCGTTGTACTCATAGCATCACTCATGAGCTATCACGCTCGTTGTTTATACGGCTCGTGTCAAGTGCAGTACTTTGTAGCGACTATTTGTCCCTGACAATGTCCAGTCTCATGCCCTCTGTTTGTTATCTCTACGTCATTAATTGCACCAGATAATGTCCTGACATGAATTGACATAGATCATGTCGTATCGCTTCGCTGTTCAACCCTCACAGCCCCCGATTTCATCTATTTGTTCTCTTTTAGCCAAAACTAAGAACAGCTTGTAATCAACGACTTGTCATTTAGATGCAATTGTTTGACAGATAAAGCTTGCTAGCATGTTTAAACCACCGGATAATTCTGTTTCGTTGTATGTTTTAAGTAAGTAGCAAGGCGGGAGGGGTTGAACGTGTTAGCACCCGCAACCAGCAGCGAGGCTGTGTCGCTGCTCTGGCAAGACTAGTAGTAGTCGGGAGACTACGAACGGGATGAGGTCAGTTATGAACCGCTTTGACTCCGACACTGGACGGTCGGACGAGTGCGAATCTAGGTTGAAACCTGCTCTTTGAGTGACACGAGGGTGTCACGTTATGCCCTTATGGGTATAGCGGGAAATCCTTCCCAACTAACTGGAGAGATAACATGGATGACAACGAGTTCGGTATTGCAGTAGAGACAATAGGTCACATCAAGCACCCTGAAGGTCGTGATGAGTATGTGCTGCTGACCAGTTGGGTTGATGACCTAACACCTGATGATGCAGAGGACTGGCTGCTCCCTCTGGTATACAAGGACACCCATCAAGAGGCTGGCGGCTACTTCTGCCACCGAGTAACGACTACACAGGGCGAATCGTTTAATAAGGTCATCGCCATTATCCACCACCGTTACGACATCTAGGGTGTCACCTAATGCCCCGCTAGGGCATTGGGGGAAATCCTTCCCAACTAATCTGGAGAGATAAAATGAACAACCACAAAAATCGTGAGGACTGGCTGGATGCGGCTGTTTCAGAACTGCGCCCAGTATTTGATTCTGTATCCTTTCCGCTGCCGGACAAAATCCGGGTGACCTGTGGGTTCCCATCATCAAGGGCTAAGGCTAATAACGCTCGTATAGGTGAGCATTGGAGTCCAATCGCAAGCGGTGACGGAAGCCATGAGATTCTAATCAGCCCTACTGTCGATGATCGACTTGATGTATTCGCTGTGCTGGTACATGAACTGGCGCATGCAGCGACTGATGGCGATGGTCATGGCACTCGTTTCAGAACCTGTGTTAGAGCGCTTTGGCTTGAAGGCAAACCGACTGCAACCGTTGCTGGTCACGCATTCCGCGAGAAATTCACTAACTTGCTCGACCAGATCGGCGCTTATCCTCACGCTCGTTTAAACGTCTCGGGTCGCAAGGTGCAGACAACCAGACTGTTGAAGGCAACATGTCCGGGTTGTGGCTACACGATACGCATCACCAAGACATGGGCGGATCAGGGTTTACCGATCTGTCCCAATGACCGCAGCACATTTGTAATCTAACCTCGGAGGCTAATCAAAATGACTACCAATTTAAAAACCATTAAAGCGCAATTAGTGCTGCTATCACTGGGGCAACTCAATGCAGCACAGGAGTTGGCTGGTGTTCTGACAAGTACTGAAAAGGCAAGCGCAGTGATTGACGTAGCCGATCTCGTATGGCATGGCGCACTCAGTCTCGATCAGGTGCTGAACATCCGGGCATCTGTAGCCAAGCCCGTTGGGGCTGTTGTGGATGATGCTCTGCGCCAACAAGTTAACGCGATCAGCGCAACCGCTCAAGGTGCAGCGACTCAAGTCGAGTCGGCTCTGTCAGTGATCGGCAGAACCAGCGCGGATGTTGGCACGGCTCTCACCCAGCTTCGCAGCGACTTTGCGAAATTGTCGAGCAAGTTAGAGACCCGTGTAGCAGCGATCAGCAAGCCCGATGAAGCGAAGATTCAAGCTTCTCTCGCGAACCTGTTTGATCAGTTCCGCACTGAAGTAACGCCAGAGAGACTGACTCAAGTGGCGAATACCTTGGGGGTATTTAAGCTGCAACGGGCTGGGGACATCTTCCCGGTCACTGCTTACGGTGACGTGGACTTCGGTGACCTTCTGGTAGGGGTCTGGGGCGATCCACAAGCCCCTGAGTTGGTCTCTGACTACGTCTTCAACCCATCGCACCTACACCAGAGTCTAATCGCTCTGGACGATCCGCTTCCTGACAATGTTTGGCTGGCTGGGGAGCGCGGCACTGGCAAGACTGAGTTCGTGACCCAGTTGGCGGCTCGTTTAAAGCGGAGGCTTTTCCGGGTCAATTTTGATGAGGCTCTGGAGAGGGCTGACTTCATTGGCGGTAACACGATTGAGAACTCTTCTGTGGTCTGGAAGGCGGGGATCATCACGCAAGCCATTCAGCATGCTGGATCGATCATTTTGTTAGATGAGATCGGGTTTGCGAGAGCGCAGTCGGTGTCGATTCTGCACAGTCTATGTGAGCGCAGCCCTCATCGTGCCATTGCCATTGCAGAGACAGGCGAAAGGATTCCAGTCGCAAGCCATGTAGTGTTCTTCGGTGCTGATAACAGTAACGGACACGGCGATACGTCTGGTAACTTTGCTGGGGTGCGTGAACAGAATAGCGCCTTCCTTGACCGCTTCAGCTTCACTCTGCGCTTCGAGTACCTTTCTGCGGCTGACGAATGTAATTTAATCATCAACCGCACGGCTCTGCCCTTGGATGCCGCGATTGCCATCGTCCAGTTTGCGAATGTAGCGCGTGCGAAAGCACGGGCAGGGCTGTTGACTCAGCCTCCGTCACTGCGCCAACTATTTGCATGGGCAAGGGCTGTCAAGAAGGGCTTGCCTGTTGAGCAGGCTTTTGCGAACGCCATCATCAACAAGTTCCCGGCTGACTGTGAGCCTGAGTTGCGTGGCGTGTTCAATGCTCAGATCGATATCGTAGCGTTTAAACAATCTCTGGGAGGTGTCTAATGTTAGCACTTGATGCGAAGAGGGGGCTTGAGGCTACACTCGAACGGGTGTTGAATGCCTCCGGTCAAACCAACTGGGCGCTGGATATCGTATGGGCTGGGAAGACTGCTGGCGTTCGGTTCGATGGCAGAAAAGCACATATCATTTTGCCTGCCGTTGACGAGACCAAGGACGTACAGGTCGCGCTGTTTAACGACCTGTTGGGGTATGTTCTGCATGAACTGGGGCATATCTGGTTCACCCAGAACGAACCTTGGGACTTGGCACGGGCGAAGCATGGCGCATATGTCGGTAACCTGATCAATGGGCTTGAAGATCCTCGGATCGAATGGCGAGTGATCAAGTCGGGCTACGCACCGAACAGCCGCGCCCTGTTTGAGTCGCTCGTTAATAATGTGCTGGAAGACGGGTATGTCGAGCCGGACGATTTCAAGAACATCCCGTTTCAACTGGCTATCGAAGGTCGGCGTTTAAACGGCTACAACATTGACGCTCCTGCTATCCTCGATAAGTCTCGTTACGCTGCCGATCTACGCTGGGCATTGACCGCTGCAAAGAAAGCCAAGAACACGGAGAAGATTGCGAAGATTGCAATCGAACTGTATCGCAGGCTGAAGAAGACACAGGCAGAGAAGCCCGAAGACAAGCCCGAAGACAAGCCCGAACCTAAGAGCAAGCCGGAGGGCAAGCCAGAATCTGGCGAGGGCGAAGGCGAGGACGAGGGCGAAGGCGAGGACGAGGGCAAGGGGCAAGATGAGAGCGAGGGGCAAGACGAGGGCGAAGACGAGGGGCAGGGACAGGGCAAGGGCGAAGATGACCCTCACCCAGATGGGCAGGGAGAAGAGATTGGTCGGGGCATTGAGCCTGACGAGAAGATCTCCAGTCGCTTCACCCCTCTGACTGCCTTGGCTGACGTGCTTCAACCAAGACCCAGCATCGGCAAGCCCACAAGGGAATCACTGCGTTTCTACTAGGAGAATAAAATGGAACTGCACAAAGAACAATGCGATTACACATACAGCGAAGTGCTGGCGCACAAGCCTAGCGGACTGGGAGTTACCTCAAACAATTTGAGGAAGTTGCTCAAGTCGTTAGACTTTGTGGGCTGGTCGAGCCGGGAAGAGTCAGGCAGGCTTGATCGTAGAGCGCTGACGAGGTTTGCGGCTGGTAGCAGCAACATCTTCTCTCGCAGGGAGTTGGTTGAGGCTGAGACCAGCGCGATATCGATCTTGATCGATTGCTCTGGATCGATGAATGATCGGCACGGCGAGGGCAAGAGGAGGGTCACCCGCATCGCTACGGCGCAGGCTGTCGCAATACACCTGTCGAAGGTGCTACAGCAAGCCCGTGTACCGTTCGCAGTGACAGGCTTTAGGGGTTCGCTGCCTGCAATTCTTGAGGGCGGTACTGTTGTCGAGACCCCGCACCTGATCGACTTCAAGCCGTGGGGCGTGTCACCACAACGTGCTACAACGGCGCTGGGCGGCATCAACCAGTGCGCCAGCAGTTGCACCCCTGACTATTCGGCTATCGCTGTTCAGTTGGAGGATTTGCATCGCAGACCGGAAGGAAGGAAGATCTTGTTCTTGCTGACCGATGCACAGGGTTATATTAAGGATCACCTGATCCATCTACAGAAGCTGGCAGACAAGCTGGGGATCGTGATCATCGCTATCGGGATCGCAACGGACGAGGTCACCAAGGTGTTTGTGAATGCAACATGCGTGAGAGATGTATCGCAGTTGGCAGAGAAGTCGTTTAATGCCCTGCTTACGACTGTACGCAAGAAGCTGTGAGGTTCTCACCTAATGCCCCGGAGGGCATTGGGGGAAATCCTTCCCGATGTTTAAACAGCCGGAGGCTTGAAATGGCAAAAGACTTGGCATCATTGGTAGAAATGACAGATGAACAGATGATCGCGGATCACAATGAACTGGTACGCAAGTACAACGACTTGCGGGTAAAGTACGTTAGGTTGGCAGCCGTCCTGCGAGATCTTCGGGGGGTAGAAAAGACCTATCATGAGATCATCGCGGAGCATGATGATTGGCTGCAATTGAGCCGTCAGAAACTTAACTCAACTAACGAGGTGCAGCAATGAACCCATACCTGATTGAGAGCAACCCGTTTGACCTTGGGAGCGCGACTAATATCAAGATGACCCGTGGCGAAGCTGTGGCTAAGGTCGGTGAGCAGGCTGTGGAATTGGTGGAGTCCATGTGCTGTCAACCCACAGGCAATGATGATGGGGAGGTTGTTGAATGGTCGGCAGACTGCAAGACAACGGAGGGTCAGCTTACTTGCTTTTATTATACGGATGAGTTCGATGGGGGTATCGCCGCTGAGTGCGGCTGGGACGGCGTTGATTTTAAGATAGACCATTACACATTGGAGGAAGTATGAAGCATTTTAAAACAGGGCATGACTACACTGTAACAACAGGGAGGAGGATCGATACTCAGAGGGTACGAGGGTATTTCTGTAGCCTAGAATACGCAGAAGGATGCGGGGAGCGGCTCAGGGTCGGGACTGAATACACGATCTGGAAGCGAAGGAACGGGGGTTGGTTTGCCTATCGCACGAGGGAGGCAACATGAACGATGAGTTTAAACAGGACGGGGTGACTGGGTATCTGGTAGTGCTGGTGATTGCGCTGACCATTGCCCTGATATCAACCTACTCAAACTGTTACTGGGGGCAATCATGAGCAGAACCTTTATGGAGTTGATCGAGAAGATTGATGCAGCGATAGACGGTGAGTCGCTGGACGATATCATCCCGGTGATGGTGACCTTCATAGCCAGCGCCAGCATCAGGGCAGGGGTCAGCAAAGAGATGATCATGATGTACCTGTCCGACACGCTGGATGAGGCTAGGGTCAAGAGCAATGAAAAGCACTGAGAAGTTCCGGCATGAATGTGAAGTCAGGCATTTGTTGAATCTAAGGACAGCCGATACCGATGCAGCCTATCTTTACCTGACGAAGGTGCAGGCTAAGAGGGGTATAGCATCGGCATCCAAGCTGCTTGAGGATTCTAGAAGGCAGTGGAAGTGGGGTAACCGTGGTGACCGTGGCATGTGGTTGTTCACGGCTTTGATAGAACGCGAAGAGGAGTACTAGCTATGAAGCGAGACGAAACTAAAGATCAGCATCCATATTTAAACGCAAAGCGAGGCAGAGACAAGGCATACAAGTCTGGCACATGGCATGAAGATGACCGGCGCATGATTTTATTAATAAAGGGTACGTTTTTAGGGGTATGTTTCCTAATTATTACCCAAGTAATTGTCTGGATAGTCTAGACCCAGTCCCCATCAGCTTCGGCTCATGGGGATTTTTTATGCGACTTGTTCAGGGACTTGTACACAAACAGCGTTTAAACAGTTAGTCAGGTAATTGATTGGATTAATTGTCGAGAATTGTCAGTGATCGGCTACAGACGTTTGGTTGTTGTTTAAACGGGCTAATGTAAATACCGGTATGAAGACCGGTATTAGAAAGCCTATAGGTGATGGGTTTCAAGGGGTCATACCGGCATTAAGAGCGGTATGAGAGCGGTATTAGCAGTGGGATTCCCAGTCTTTCCCAGATTCCCGTTTTGGGTTCAAGACGTACCTTGTGCCATGCTTGTTCCATTTGTGCCACTACGCCAACGCTTATTATTTTATCCTCTGCAACCCAATGCCAGTAAGGGTTGGAGTCAAACTTCCAGAAGTTTTAAAAGCTCCCAGAGCTTTTGTGCCATTTGTGCCAGTCTTTAATACGAGGGGGGGAGGGGTTTGACCCTTTTACTAAAATGGGTTCAACCCCTTGACCCCTGCCATCTAAACCGCCCCCAGCCGGAATCTAACCCCAGTGTGGGAGATATGCCGTCACACGGTAACAATACACTGAAAGCCAATGGCAGCAATGGATCGGATGTTACGGATACACAGAGCAATGAAGTAACATTGTAACTTTTGCTGTCATTGTTTAAACAGTCAGCCCATACCCCGGCACTTCGTGGCTATGAATTGGAGGTTACTTCTTGTAAACTCCAGTAGCGTCAAACTTCTTCCTACCAGCCGCGCACGCAGGGCAAATTCGTCTAGTTACCTTGCCCAGTACATTGTAGATAGGCTTCCACGCGCTCAACTCGACTACGAAAACATCTCTCTGGCACTGCATACAAAATTTTGTGGTCATACCGGCAAATTGAATAGAAAAGTGAATAGCAAAGTGAATAAGTCAGGCGGTTGGCTAGGGGATTTACTGGGTTTCCCGACTCAGAACCCCACTAGCTATCTTCAGCATGTCTGCCTAGCCCGACTTAAAAGGTATACCTATTTATATCCCAAAACAGGTATAAATTATCTAGCTGAGTTCCGCGCATTTTTTGCAAAGCTTTTCATCTTTAAAACCAAGCCCTTTGCCGCATTTACATTTTCTAGCTTTCTTCCCTAGTCCGCTTATTACCCCAACTAGCGTTTTGTTTCTGTAAACTGCTCGGATGCTTGATTTACACTTCTTCGATCCCTTGTTATTGCTCACTTAGAAGTCATCCAGAGGCTGTGTATACGTCCCAGTAACCTTGTTGTATTGAAGCAGGGCTTCGCCTTGCGTACCCACCCACCTGTATCGGCATTTCCAGACTACCACCTCTACACTTGTACCCTCACCCCTATGGATGGTTACCCCGCAGTCAGCTTTCGCCCACCATGCCATTGACCCTGAGATGCTCATGCCGTCAGGTCTTGGGAGTTCTGCTCCCGACCTTGACACCTTGGCTGGGTGAGCAACGAACCAGACATGCACCCCGTAGGTCTTGGCAAAGGCTTGTACCCTTGTCAGAAGATCGCTGATAGCGGCTGTTTCGGATAGCTGAGTGCCACTCATGTCGATGTAGTTGTATGGGTCGATGACCATGCCCCTGATCCCCATCCTTGCCACCGCTGCTATGCCACGCTCAAGGATCGAGTCTATGGTCGCAGGCTCTACAGTCTCTGAGTCCATGATAAGGAAATGTTCTAGCACCCATGCGAACGCTTCATCCTTCTCTGCCTCATTCATCCTTAAACTACCCTCAAAGAACCGCTTATTGGCATAGATCTCCATTAACCGGGAGATATGTACCTCTGGCTGGTTCTCGAACGAGCATAGGGCAAACTTCCAGTCATGCTTGCGAGCGAGGTTGACCATGAGTTGGTCTACAAAGTTCGACTTGCCATGGCTAGGATACCCAGTCACGACTGACAGTTGACCGGGGGAGATGGTGTAGATCTGGTCTAGGTTTGAATACCCAGTAGACACTCCCTGCCCTGTTCCTTTTGTCCACAGATCGTTTACACGGTCTTCAAACTTGGCAGCAGATGATAAACCCTCTACTGGATACGGCTCTGCCGCTTCGATGATTCGCTTAACTTCATCTGCCCCTGCTTTCTGGAATGCTTCGTTGAAGTCCTTGTAGTCCGACACCGCCAGCCTGCACTTGTGCTTGCCGATACGTCTTGCCAACTCTTCAGCCAGCGCCTGCCCAGCGGAGTCATTGTCTGTTGCAATGACGATGTATGGAGCTTGTTTCAGCACCTCGAATCCATTCCAGACAAAGGCAAACTTCTTGTCCTCACTCGCTTGCACCTTGCCGTCAGCCACCTTGATCGGGGCGCCAGCCGGTACAGAGATGACGTTCTCTATCCCGCACTCCATCCCGGTCAAGGCATCCATCTCTCCCTCAACAATAATCACAGGCAGAGCGGGATTGATCCGGTCAATCCCAAAGAAGTCATGCGCCCCACCGGAATCTTGGGTGAAGTCCTTGTCCTCGATGCTCCGGTACTTGGCTGAGGTCATCGCCCCGTTACGGAAATACGGGAATCCAATGGCAGGTGACATCTTGTTTAAACGGCTGAACCATTTCTCAGAAGAGAATAGTCCTGCCTTGTTTGCTGTCTCTTTTGAAATACCGCGTGTCTCTAGGTAATCGTAATGGGCTTGATCAAGAGGCTCTTTTTTTATATTGGGAACGGCTGACAATTTTCTCTCCACATGTGGGGTTGTGCTATCGAATGGGACATTGCCGCTTATGCCACAGTGATGGCATAGATAGAGCCAAGCATCACCCGTGCGGGTGATGACCAGTTCTTTGGCATTGAATTTCTTACGGGTTGGGGAACAACTAGGACAAGCTGCGCGATCTGTATCTGCCACATGCATAGCAGATACGAACGCATGAAGTTCGTTACTCATTTGGATAGCCTCCGGTTAAATTACTTGTTATCGCCTTTGTTTTTCGATCTGTCTCTCAGTCTAAGGTTGCCTGCTGTTGTTAACCCACCCTTGCGGATGGGCTTGATGTGATCGATATCCTTACCTGACCTATCGATCTTCTTCTTGTCGAACAGCCGTCTTGCTTTCTGTCGTTCAAGAAAACCTTCTACATCCCCTCGCTTCTTTTGAAGGGCGTATTCATGTTTGTAATCTCTGACTCTCACGGGTAAAGCCCTCTTGACTGATAAGTTAAGACTTAGGGACTGATAAGTAACGTCCAGTAAGTAAGTCTGCCCTTTTGGTGGGCAGACCTAGCCTCAACCTGTCAGAAGAGACTGTCTGCCTTCACAGCTTGCCCTAATGGAGCCTGCTGACCCGCCAGCCTTTTCATTCATGGGTGCTGGCTTCGCCGCCCATTCTCCTGTTTCAGAACTAACCCGTGGTAGGAGTAAATGCATTCTGCGCCCACCGTTTCCCGTCACGCAGAAGATGAATTCTATTCTTAATTACGAACAAAGCAAACTTATTTTGCAGGAGACTATATAGGCATATACAGCGTTGACAAATATCTATAGGTTGTACTAGAATACGAACAACCAATCCAGATTAGCCTCCGGTTGCGGCACATCCCTCCAGATGGGTAAAGGACTCTCACAAGGAGTCCTTTATTTTTTCCACCCT